CCGAAGGAATAGAAAATAAGTCGCTTGGTTTGATTTCAAGTTTCCTATTTGCAGTATGCTCTCTGGTGTATGCAATCGCCGCGCCGGGACCGTATTCATCTGTGACAACTATAGAGTTTAGTCCTTGTTGCCAAAAACTACGGAATTGGTCGCCCGACGCGATTGCAAACATATCCGTAGGGTTTATCCGCACCCTATTTGTTTGTGCATTGTTCAAGATCTGCGCCGCTACATTATCGGGGCCATGTTCGTCTGTATCCGCTCGACCCAATAAAAACACAGACCAATACGACGACCAAATGCTTGAGGTCGGAACTATAAACATATCTTCGGGGTTGATTCGTTTTTTATTGTCTTTGGTATTATCAAGAATCTGCGCCGCTACATTGTCTGGACCATGTTCGGCTGTATCCGCTCTCCCGAGTAAAAAGCGCGACCAGTAGGACGACCAATCGCCTGCTGTTGGCAAATCAAACAACGTAAAAGGTGAGATATATTTTTTATTAGCACTCGCATTCTCTACAATCTGAGCAGAAACTGAATCGGGGCCGGTTTCTTCTGTGTCAGCCCTTGCAAGTAAAAACCGAGACCAATAGGATGACCAGACGCTACTTGATGGCACATCAAACAGCGTCCACGGATAAATGCGAACTTTATTCGCTCTAATGTTGTCAGAGAATTGATCTAAGATCGGGGCGACCGGATCAGATAAGACCGGCAGAAGTTCCGCGCTATAATATGACTCCATATCTTGCTCTGACGGGAGCCGGACGAGTTGATCTGGCGTAATCATTGCCGCATTGATTGCTACAGTCGCATTGATCGGAGGCAAGCCTGCCGCCGTTGCTCCCGTTGTCGTCGCCGCACCGCCCCCTGTGGCGGTCGTTGTCGCGGCTGTAGTCGATGCACCCGCACCACCGCCGCCGCCTGTTAGAGCGGCCCCTGCGCGGCCCATATACTGGAGTTGACGCACGGCCTGTTGAAAACGGGTATACGCGGCGCGTTGCTCGAATACATCGCTCCCTGCGCGGCGAAACTCTTGCGAGAGTTGCGTCCGTAGTGCGATCTCCTGCGCGTTGATCCGCAGACGGGTCGCGGCTTGCTCTGCGGCAGTCAATCTTTCAAGTGAATCAATAGAACCCTCATTGGCCTGTCGGAAACTATCGGAAGCCTCGCGCAACGCCGCAAAAGAGTCGGAAGTCTTAAACATATCTTCTCCCAACTCCGTAAAACTAAAGTCTCCGAATACATTCCTAAATTGTCCAACTAAAAATTCAAACTCTCCTAAAATTGTTTTGCCTAAACTTGTAAGCCGCCCTTCCTCTGCATCTATAAGTCGATTCCATTCAACGTCACCCATCCCGCCAAAATTAAAAAAGGATTGTGCCTGCGCTAAAAAAGCAGGTTGGGCGGCGACACTTAAGTTGCCGGACATTAATTCGTCAAACCGTTGCAATAGCAGAAAGAAATCTTGTATGGCCCTTGATGATTCGGCTAAACCTTCGCCGGGGTCAAAGTCAAAGGACCGTTGAAACAGAAACTCAAACAGAGACATAAGATTGTTTTGCAGTTGAACATTTTCTTCGGCAAATAATGTCTCGAAAACCCCCGCCGATGCTTGCGCGGCTTGTCGCGCTTCGTTGTTTAGTTGAGCAAGTGCAAAAGATAGTTCATGAATCGCCGGGGGTGTATCCCTTAATGCGCTGTATGCCCCCACAAGCGACTCAAATGTTGACGCAATAACATTGCCATAGTTGCCTTTGGCAAGGTCTAAAATTGTGTTAGAGAAAACTGCAAGCTCGGGAGAAACTTTAGCGAGTGAGCCAACAAGAGCCTCGACCGCTTCCGTAGCCAATGCTGACTCCTCGGCTTCCCTTTTTAAAGCGTCGCGGCGAATAGATTCCTTGACGTTTAAATTTAATAAGGCAGTAACCTGCTCCTCATTGAATCCTTGACGCTCAAGCTCTTGTTTATATAGTTGTAACTCAACTTTGCGTCTATCGTCAGCCGATTCGGATAATCGGCTATTGCCTTCAAGCATTAAATCATCAAACTTGCGTTTTGTCTCAGCTTGATTGATATATGCCTCAAGCTCAGACTGGAAATATCTGTCTGTCTCGGCACTAAGCTCGTCAAAATACTCGCCAAGATCATCAAGCGCAGTTTGTAGCGATTCCTCATATGTGGGTTCGGAAGGGACAAAGGCAATCGACGGACGAGTAGGTGGCGTGAGTCGCGAGATATATGAAAGCTCTCTGCCCGAAGCGGAACCCAAAGAGAGGAGAGTTTGTTGAAGCTCAAAGGCTAATTTTTGCGCTTCTGAATTTTGCGAACTGGAAGACGGGGGCGGAGTCATTGTTGCCCTTACAGCTCTACCATATGACCCCGTCGCCCCGCCGGTCAGAAAACCTAAAATCCCCTCCGTTGCTATTTCTGGACGATTGGATAAGGTGTCCAAGGAACCTGCAATACCCAATAGAGCAGTAGCCAATTTATTGCTAACCCCTGCCGCCTTGTCAATCTCACTGACTAACTTAGTCAAACTATTATTGACAACCGTCAACGATTGCCCAATAGTCGCAGAGGTTTGTCCAAACTCCGTCCGCACGGCCCCCTGTTGGGTCTGTATGGCCTTTACGACCGTCTCGCTTGTCAATGCCCCCTCTGCGCCCAATGCCCTCAGTTGACCGATTGAGACCCCTATACCGTCTGCTATCGCTTGAGCCAGTCGCGGCGTTTGTTCAAGCACCGAGTTCAATTCTTCGCCGCGCAATGTCCCCGACGCGATGCCTTGGCCCAACTGAAGCAGGGCCGCGCTCGCCGCATCCGCAGACGCGCCCGAGATGGTAATAGCCTGCGAGATTGTTTCCGTAATATCAACAAGCTCTTTCTGTGTTAGCCCTAACTCCTTAGAGGACCGGGCAAGACGAGAATAGAGGTCAACCGTCTGGTCAAACCCCACGCGGCTCTTTTGCGAAACCTCAAAAAGTTGTTGCTGTGCCAAGCCGAGCGCATACGTTGAGTCCGTTACGAGCTTGAGCCTATTGTTTATCTGGGTTGATACGTCGAGGAGGTCAAAAAATTGTTTGATAACAACGGAAGTGCCAACAGCGGCAAACGCACCTTTCAGTGCGGTAAAGTTGCGACCCATGCCGCCGGTCGCGTCACCGGCCCTTTTCGCCTTCCTTGCGAGTTTGTCAAACTCCTCTCCGGCCTTGTCCGCACTGCGGCCCGTTTTGTCTAACTCGTCCTTGAGCTTATCAAAATTATCGTCAAGCTTATCAACCGAAGTCGCAGTCTCACGCGCCGATTTCTTTATATCGTCAAGGGAGCGCGTAATCGAACGCGCTCCCTGCTTGGTCTTATCCTGTAGCTCTATCGCTATGCCTGTAGTGGCGACCATTTTTTATCTCTTGGGCTTATTGGCTGATTTATTAGCCTTCGACTTCTCGTTTATCTTCTTAACCGTCAAGTCAACATATACGCGGTCAACTGCGGATAGTATACGCCAAAAGCGGTCAAAATCTTCCGCGTCGTCGGGGCCGTATACCCGCGCATAATTGACGACCGAATCAAAAGGAATGCTCGACGGATACGCGCCACCCATCCCCCCACTAATATAAGGTCTACCGGCCGAGAGCGCATAGAAGGCTTCCAATATCCAGAGATTGTCCGCATAGGGCTGTGGTCGATTGTCAAGAGCCTTACGCGATGCGGCAGTATCTTGGCCGCGTTCGCGCTTGCGCTCTAATCGCTCGGCGTGTTGCCCCCACTGGACTTGCCACTCGACGACTTCGGAGAGTTTTTTGAGGACTCCTCGACCTCCGTCTGTCGGTAGACCGCCTGCTCTCCGGCAACGGTCAAAATATCCTCGCGGAAGTCCTTAAACTCGCCGATTAATTTTAGCGCATTGTCCGACGAGTAGGGCAACGCCTTGCCCTCGTATTCTACGCCCTCCCAATCAACCAGAATCGTCTCAGAGATGCACTTGTTGAGTATCTCGCTCTGCACCTCCTCGGGCAATAGTCCACGGTCGCGCAGGTGTCGATGTGGCTTGAGTAGGGCTTGAAATCTTTTCTGATATGCAGGGTTGCCGAGTCGGGCGACCTTAAGCCGCGTCCCTTCGGCCCAATCAATCCAAACGCCCTCGGCCTCGCCGGTTTCGTCCGTTCGGTAATGCTTTGCAAAATCCATAAGAAACCTCTTGTGTAGGGTTGGTTGGTGGGTGCGCCACCCTACGAAGCGCACCCACCTATCCGGCCAGATTTTTCGGTGTAGGGTCTGGTGTTACTGATTAAACTGCTTAGGTCTGGGTGCGAGAGATGACAATCGTTTTCTCTGCGCTACCGGAGCCATGCGACCCACCCGGTTCTGCGGCAAAGTCGAACGAGAGCATTACGTCGCCGTCCAGACCCGGGTTGGTTCCCGGCTCCGTTGTAAAAGCGACCTGCGGCAGGTCGATCAAGAACCGGTCGTCGTTGCCTAAGTCGATAGAGAAGGACAGAGATTGTTTCGTGAAGTTCTCCCAGTCCGTGTCTAAGGCCCAAGTGTTGTCGTCAAGATAGACCGAGAAGGAGCCGGTGACCTCGGGACTACCCTGCGGCATGCGCGTCCGCTCAAGCGATCCCAAGCCTTTCGCGGGGCGGTTCGGAATCGAAATATTTAGCGACAACTCCATGACATCGTAAGAGACTGCCGTGCCGCCGATCCAGAGCGCGCCGAAACCGTCAACCTCGCTCGCCACATCTTCAGAAGCCGCCGCGTTGACTGTGCCGCTTCCGGCCTTTGACGATGCCTGTACGCGGTCCTTGCCGTCGAACGCTATTGAAGCGGTTATAATCCCGCCGGGCGTTTGATTGAGCGAGAAGGCATTGAGCCGCGCACCCGTCATAAGGTGGTAACGGTCGGTCAAGTCTTGGTATTGCTGTTGCAGGGAATAACTATGCTCCGTGCTACCCGACCAGACATAAGAACCTTCAATCGTGATCGAATCCCCTGCGGCTTCGGTCGAAAGAGTGCCGCCCGAAACGATCAACTTGCTTGCGGCCACGCTCGTCACTTTAAACCAACCATTATTGGCGGCAGTCGTGAACCCAGAGACATACACCCATTGACCAACGGCGATATTACTTGCCGTGAAATCTGTTGACGATGAGTTGTAAGAGTTGTCTGCTGAAGCCGCGTCTATATCGGTAGCCGCAGAGACCGACGCACTGGTTGACCAGTCCGCGTCCGAGCGAACCGCCGAGCGCATGAAATCGTCATAGATTCGCGCCGCCAGTTCGAAATCGTAGTTTGCCGTGGGCGAGATACCCACGCGCTTGCTGTCGGCAAGCTGTGCGTCCGAGCGCACCGTCTGCGAGCGCACTGTCTCTACGCCATACGCCATCGCGCCGCCCGTAATCGGGAAAGCCTCAAAGTCGTTAGATGGCGTTGTCCCCCAAGTAGACTCTCGCGTATAGGAGACCTGTATTTGATTACTATCTGCCATTGTTATTCCTCTGTTGTTACGCCATCAGATCATATCTGAACGGCGTGTTTATGTTCACTTGATAATACGGGTCGTCTCCCTCGCGCCCAACAGGGACAACGCTTGACGCTTTAAATACAACGCCACTGATCGTTATACCGCGCAGGGCCGTGCCAACATCGTCGGCGATTGCCAGAGCAGTATTTGCGCCCTCATCGGTTGGCGTAAACACCTGCACTAAAATATTGCCAACCTGTCTCCATCGCCGGTTACTCGTCCCGCCGATAGATGCCTGTAGCTGTTCGCCCCCCTGCACCCCAATACGCGCCCACCCTTGGTGGGTTGCAGGGTCAAAGTCGTCTAACGGGTCGAACGGCATATTCGGCCACGCTATCGGCACCAAAGGCCGGAGCGTGTCCATCTGACCCTTAAAGCGGGTCAAGATCGTGTCGTAGGTAGTCGAGAAACTCATAGGTCACGCCTTAGTCTTAGAGCTTGCTGAACCTCTGCAATAGATATGGCGACCATACCCTGCGGGGCTTGGTCGCTCCATGTGCCTGTCTCAAGGCGGTTGATATAGGGCAGGTTGTTAGTGATCCAAACGGAATACCCCGGCTTCCAATCATCATACAAGCGGTCCAATGCAACAATCTCGGCCTTTCTTTTATCCGAAAGTAGTTTGGCCGCTGTCGCTTTTCTCTTTCGCCCTCTACCTATTTTTTTTAAGTCCGGTGATCTAATAGTAAGTTGCCAGTTAGCCCTTGCTCGACCTGTATCAACCGGCGTTCTTTGGATAATCTTAGAAAATAAGTCAAAAGCCGCAGAACGAAAAACTTCCTCTGCGTTCTCTTGTGCCGCTTCTAACGCCTCAGCAAGGCCAAGACTAAAAATTTCAATATTACGCTCGTTCGACATTAGGCCCGTGTGTGCAGGTAATGTATTACGTCCGTCGCTCCGGCTCTTACCGTCTTGACGGCGATCACTTCTAATTTTTTAGAATCGTCTACGAACTCGTCGCCCGGCTCCGGCGTAAAGTCGCCGTTGTCGCCTTTGGCCGCTATGATGTATTGCCGGTCTGAGTCCTTCACGACCACGCCATCCCTCTGGGAGTGCGTGAAGTCGTCGAGGATACCGTAAACGGTTTGATTCGTCGTCGCGGTAGACTGCACCTTCCACGGTGTAGCGGAGACAGGGGTCTGCGTGTCCCTGTTGAGGTCGTAAGTCGTGCCGAGGTTTTTTATAAGCCTCAAAGCCATGTCAGCCTTTGCCGCTGTATTCATTTAAACGCCCTCTAAGCCCTGTCTAAGTCGCCCGTCATCGCGCCGCGCCATGTTCCCAGACCGCCGAGGATACGCATCAGAATGGGCAAATAAGGCTCTACAGAGGCACCGGAGAAATACTCAACGCGCACGGGGCCGACCTGCTCCATTTTCGTGTCGCCGCCCCTGTCGTAGTTCTCGTTTAAGGGCTTGCTGATATGTAGCAAAGCAAGCTCGCAGGTCGCTTGTCGGACGCGCTCCGGCACGGAGTTAGTCGCTATGGTTCGGTTCTCGTTGTCGGTCGCATCCGACCTCGGCCACCCGAGCGGTTGCGTCAAGCTGAACACTTCGCCCGTCCACTTAAACATCCCGTCAATGGTCGTGGTCGCGTAGCGAAGCGCACCCTCTTTGACATCAAGTTGCGAGTTCGGCCAGAGATTTGGGTCTCCGTGGTTCTCAAAGTACGTTGTGGCATCGGCGACCGAGATGTAGCTGTCGGCATTAGGAACGACAGAACCGTCCTCCACAATAAGAGCCATTTATTTATCCTCGTCCGAGGTGCCGCCGTTGCTTTCTGATTTCTTGCCGCGTAGCGAAACGCGCTTTTTAGGCGCGGCTTTTTCTTCGCTGTAGCCTTCACCTTTCCAGTATTTTTCCGCATCCGATCCGGCATCGACAACCACCGTCTCGGCACCCTTATATAGTTCTTTAGTTTCCATCATTGCCCCTAATTTTTAGTGAGGGGCAGAAGTTGCCCCCTGCCCCTCACTGATAAGATTGGCCCAATCCGAGAGATTAGCCCAAGACGCGGGTCAACAGGTCGCCCTGTATAACCTTTGCGCCACAGAGTACGTCAATGCTGATCGTGTCGGTCTTGGTCGAACCGTCATAGTCGAAGACGATACGCAAGCCCAAGCCACGGTCGGCCACATACTCGGCACGCGCCGCACCTGCGGGCAGTTCGAGCGGAA